TCCGATCATAAATGATGCAAAAGCAGAACTGCCTGACGGATACAATACGAAGATGATACAGTTCATGATGGACATCACACCGACAGAACCGCTTGACGTGTGGGATGTCGAAGAGATGGAAAGAAGGTTTATGCGGTATCTCGAGAAGTGTACAGAACATGGGATGAAAGTTGGGAACATGGCTGCGTATTATGCTATCGGGATTACTAAAGAAACTGCTAGAGATTGGATACAACAGGATCATCAGATGAGAAATCAGCGTACCCACTTTATCAAAAAAGTGCAACAAATTTGTGCTATGTTTCGTGAGGGTTTGATGCAAGACGGCAAGATCAATCCGGTCACCGGAATCTTCTGGCAGAAGAACTATGACGGACTGAAGGATCAGCAGGAAACTATCATCACTCCGAATAATCCGCTCGGCGATGCGACAGATACGGAAGCACTCCGCAGAAGGTATCTTGAGCAGAAAGAGGTCCAGGCATTACCGGAAGCGCAGAAAGCGGAAATTTCAGAAGTCGCAGAAAGCGCAGAAAGCATTCCTGTGGATCCCGACAATTCGGACGAGTGAGGAAGGCCAGATGCTCGGGCGTGGGTAATTCCTGATAGAGTTGCCCCGGACTAACGCAAACGCATGAGAGCCTCATATACAAGCTTTGGCTGTCGGATGGAGAATGTACCGTCTGATGCCGAAAAGTCTGTATATGAGGCTCTGATGCTGTTATACGCCTATGCTTTGGCTGTTCGTGATGCGTAATAGAGGATAGGGGCAAAAGAAAAGAGACCGGATCCGGTCTCTCATGCTGTCTTGAAAAGCCTTGCAAGCAGTCCCCGCTTGTTCTGTCTCATCCAATGGTTTACACGCTCTTTCAGAACATCGTCATCATAGAATGGGATCTTGTACAACGTAAACTCTGCAGGAGTCATATAATACGCCTGTCCGTACTTGGGAAGGATCTCGCATCCGGTAACACCGAGGATGTTCCTGCTATCCTGTGCGGATCTGGTCCGCAGTCCGAAACGTGCATCAAAGTTAACTTTGATCGCCGTTGGGATGACTTCCCTTAACGGGCATTGTGTGCAAGCTATAACGTGGACTCCCGCAGCACGTCCGATCTGGCAGAGTCTCTGCAGTAACGGCTGAACCTGTCGCTTGTTAGTTGTCATCAAATCCGCTAGTTCATCGATGATGACATATACTTGACTTCCGTTATACTTGCGGATCCCTTCCTTCTGCATCTCTGCGTATCGGTCTTCTGTTATCCGCATAGCCTCATTCAGCGCAGAAACCATGTTTTCCGGTTCGCTTGCATACCGGATGGTATGCGGGAGATCCCGATACATTGACAGTTCTACTCGCTTAGGATCGATCAATATAAACTGTACTTGACAAGGTGCGCTATACAGTGCCGTATAAATCAGTCCGTTAACGATGACGGATTTACCGGATCCTGTCGCACCTGCTATCAGAAGATGAGGCTGATTTAGTGCGTCTACATATGCGGATTTTTTCTCACCTGTAGGTGTGTACCATGTTTTCTTCATAATGTTTCCCCCTCCGGTAAAATCACGATGCAGATGTCATCTAACGTTGTATAAACGCTGTCGATGCTTCTGGCTGCATAGAGAACTATAGCATCATTGCAGGAGATCGCCTCGCTTGTCATCGTTTCATAGTTGTCAATTACTACGGTGTCATTCTCTACTAAAGGGATTAAGTCCTTAACCTTCATCGTTATACCTCTCTTTCATAAGGGACTAGAGTCCCGTTATTCCATGTCATGCAATTTGCGATATACGCTCCTGCGGTCTCCGCTTCAGTCTCGCCTGCAGAAAACAGGTTTTCCCATTCCTTTTCCAGTTCTTCCCTCGTAAAGACTTCATCTGTTTCGATGTCCTTGTATCTGGTATACATTGGGTTACCTCCTTGTTTTATTTGGTAGTGCCGTGAATGAGGTTTGCACTCATTCCCCCGCTTAAACGGATCCGGCTTATTGTTAGGCGATTACGCCATGTCTTTTCAGCAAGTCCATGACCCTATCTTCTGAAATGGTGCTTGCTACGTGCTTTCCTTCTACACCGTGCAGCCTTACTGCAATCAGCTTGTTGTCTGCCTTGTAGCAGTTTGCTTTGCAAGTATTGCAGTTATCGCATGTACACTCTGAAAAGCCGTACTGCTTAGAAGTCTCTATATAGCTTTCTGGAATAGCGGTGTAAATTCTCCATCCGTTTCGCATCACGATATCTAACTGCTTTTTAGAAGTATCGGACCAAATAGAAGCGAGTAACTGAAAATTGCTAGGAAGTTCTACGCCGTCAAAGTAGATAAAGCTTTTTGTATAGGCGAGAAATACAAGGTTCTTAATGTCAGCACATTCTTTAGCGATCTCCAGCCATGCATCTGCATAGGCTTTATTATAGAAGTCTCCGCTTTCGTGGATCCGAAACCGGATCTCTTGTGCATTCCGATAGTTCTTTCTGTTAGCGTATGCATGAATAGTCTGCACCATGTTGCTGATGAAAGACTCTTTTCTGCTTTCCTCAAAATTCCGCATCCTGCTAGGAAGTACTTCTGGATATACTCTTTCGGCTGTCTTTGCATAGCAAGCAATTTTGCAAGCCTCTGTCGCATATGGACAAGTTTTAACGGCGGGAATATTCCAAATAAGGAACTTTATTTCGCTGTCGCTCTGAAGTTTTTTGTTTCCGGTAGATAATGTGTAAATAGGTTTCATTTCTTTGCCTCCTGACGTATGATATAGGTATTAATACCTATTAGTATTTACAAGTCTATTATAACACCTTTTGGTATTAAGTCAATACCTTTTAGTATTTGAAATGAGATATTTTAATACTTTTTCGTATTCGTTGCGGACTGTTCTTTATCTGTTAACTTTTCCGACAGCGTGCGCTTGCTTTGCCCGTGCGCTTGCTGTTCCGGCATGATTCCGGATCCGTTTCACCGGATGCGGGGGCGGGGGTATTGCCCAGGATCCCCGGGGCCTGGGTGAGCCGTTTCTGTAGCGAAACTCAGAAAAAAGAATACGAAAAGGTATTGACATACTAAAAAGTATTTGTTATACTCACATCACAAGGAGGAACTGAAATGCATACGAAAGACATCGTTAAAGAGATCATGAGAATCAGAGGATGGAGCCAGAGCAAACTTGCAGATGAGGCTGGATTTAAAAGTCAGAGCAACGTAACGGGTATTCTGAACAGACACTCTTCCATGAGAGCGGACAATCTTGTACAGATGGTTGAAGCGATGGGATGTGAAGTCATCATCAGAGATAAGATGGGAAGCGGTAAGGAGTGGAAGGTGTCTGACGGAAAGGAGATCTGATATGATCTACGGATATGCCAGAGTCTCAACGAAGGGGCAGGATAAGTACGGCAACAGCCTTGAAGACCAGACGAGGAAGCTGCGGGAGCGGGGAGCGGAAGTCATTTACTCCGACAGCTTTACCGGAACGAAGAAGCACAGACCTAATCTGGACAGGATGCTTGCGGAAGTGAAGTCCGGTGATACGGTCATGGTCACGAAGCTGGACAGGATTGCTCGCAGTACAATTGGTGGTATCGAACTGATTACAGACTTGAGGAAGCGGGGCGTGACGGTCGATATCGGTAACATGGGTATTGTCGATGACACACCTATGGGGAAGATGATCCTCACAGTGATGCTTGCCTTTGCGGAGTATGAGAGAGACATGATCGTGCAGAGGACGCAGGAAGGGAAAGCCGTTGCCAGGGAGAATCCTGAGTGGAAAGACGGCAGAAAGGCTAAAGAGGTGGATGCTGAGTCTTTTAGAGAGTGCCGACAGAGAGTGTCTGCCGGGGTCGCAACGGTGACAGAGTGCTGTGAAGAGTTAGGGATAAGTCGAAGTAAGTGGTATACGTTGATGAAGTCAGCGTGAGAGTCCAAAGGGACTGCCTGTGAGGCGGTCTCTTTTTTATTTCAAGTCGGCTTAATTGAGTCTTGATTGAGTTCCTTGGTTCAAAATTCCGCTGAAAATTATAATTGGACTTACGTTAGTCCAAAAAATCCCGCAAAAATTAAAAAAGGAGTACTTACGATCTCATGATAATTGCAGTAGATTATGACGATACCATCATCCAGAATGGTTCTGTCTGCGTCAGCCTTGTGCAGTACCTCGACGAAGTGCTTGTCTCTGGTGGCAGGCAAAGGCTGACAAGTTTAAGAAAGCAGAGGAGGGGTGAGAAGTGACAGCATTAGAGAAGAGCATCTGGAAGAGCATTGAGAAGCATCCTGCTGACGTTACCTGTCTGTCGGATATGCTCTCGTACATCAGAGATGAGATCCGACCTGCGGAAGATGCCAACAAGCAGACACTGGAATACAAGGAGAAGCTGATACAGATGCACGAAGCCTGTCTGAAGCTGCGTCCGTATGTAAGCAGTGCTATGGATTATTACGCAGACAGAGGGGAGTTTGAGACCGTAGCAGGACTCGATGAACTGCTCTATAAGAGCCTGCTCCTCTGTGCTGTGGATTTCTTTGACGATTATCTGCAGGCGGTCGAGTACTGGAGACCGTTTGGGAAGAAGTTCTATCTGCCGAGGAGACATTATCTGAAGCGGTATGTCGATGCCTATCAGGAAGTGCTGGACGGTAAACTTGATTTCCTGTCGATGTCTATCCCGAAGAGGTGCGGGAAGTCCCAGATGGGAATTAACTTTGTGGACATGATCTCCGGCAGAAATCCGAATAATGCTACGCTCATGGAAGGCACAGGTGATGCGCTCGTTAAGTCCTTCTACAAAGGATGTATGGAGTATCTGGCAAAGGGAAGTGAGTATAGCTACTACGACATCTTCCCTCGTCTGAAGATCTCCGAGACCAATGCAGACATGAAGACCGTCAATCTCGACAGGAAGAGCAGGTTCCCGACCATCATGTGCAGATCTATCGACTCCTCACAGGTCGGTCTGTCTGAAGCTACCAATCTGTTATACCTCGATGACTGTGTGGAAGGACGTGAGGAAGCGAAGAACAGAACCCGCCTGGATGCCAAATGGGAAGTGATCTCCGGTGATATCCTCGGACGTGCTATCGAGGGTACGCCTATCGTCATCTGTGGTACAAGGTACTCCCTCTATGATCCTATCGGCAGGCTGCAGGAGACCATGCGTGAACAGGGTAAGCGGATGAAGGTGCTTGAGATCCCGGCTCTGGATCCTGTTACAGACGAGTCGAACTTTGAATACATCAGAGAAGGGCAGAGAGTGTTTACGACAGAGTACTTCCGCAATCAGCGCACGATGCTGTCTGCCGAGCAGTGGGAGTCGGAGTTTCAGCAGCAACCGTTTGAAGCGAAGGGTCTGATGTTCCCGAAAGACCAGCTGAACTATTACTATGAACTGCCTGTCGATAAGGATCCAGACACTATCGTATGCGTCTGCGATACTGCGGAAGACGGAAGTGATTTCTGTTCCATGCCGATTGCCAGAGTGTACGGAGATGAGATCTACATCGATGCTGTGGTGTTCGATGACAGTCCTGCGATGGTCACGAAACCGGAGTGTGCTAAAGCGATCATCGACAACAATGTGGTATCCGGGACTTTTGAATCGAATAATGCCGGATCCTACTTCGCAAGGGACGTGCAGGACATTCTGAAGGAGAGAGGCTATAAGTGCGGGATCAGGACGAAGAGGACGATTAGTAATAAGCAGACTCGTATCGAGTTTGCGTCCGATAACATCATAAAGCATTTCTGGTTTAAACACCCATCTACCTACCAGAAGGGTGGGCAATACGATATGTTCATGAAGCAGGTCACAACACATACTCGGTCCGGTAAGGTGGAGCATGATGACGCGCCGGATTCTCTGGCGATGCTTGAAAACGAACTGCGGGGGATCCTCACGCCTGCTGTCGAGGTGTTTAAACGTCCTGTATAATGTTCCAATGCTATTTGATGCATAAATGCTTTACAAGCATTGGAGAATATGGTACTATTAGCGTGAGGTAGAAGATTTCTAGGAAGGAGGGGTATTGCCTTGAGTCAGCTTAACCGTCACGGTCGTAAGGTCATCCTTACCGGGACAGATGTCATTACAAGAGAGAATGTACTGAAGGTACTGTCCGATGCCGTGCTGGTTCATGAAACGGTCAATCGGGGCGATATCCAATATCTCTGGGACTACTACAGAGGGAAACAGCCTATTGAACTGCGTGAGAAGGAAGTGCGACCGGAGATTAACAACAAGGTGGTCGTGAACCGTGCTTACGAGATCGTATCCTTCAAGACAGGGTATCTGATGGGTGAACCTGTGCAGTACACAGCCAGAGGAGAGGAAGCGGAGTCCGTTGCCGACCAGCTGAACGAACTGAACGAGTATATGTTCGCAGAGGAGAAGGCATCGCAGGATAAGGAACTGGCAGACTGGTTCCACATCTGCGGGACAGCTTACCGCATGGTTCTTCCTGACGAAGTCGGCGAAGAGGACGAAGCACCCTTCGATCTCTACACTCTGGATCCGAGAAACACCTTCGTGCTTTACCACAATGCTCCGGGCAGGAAGCCTGTCATGGGCGTGACGTATGTAAAGGACGATGAAGGCAGGATCCACTATAACTGCTATACGAAGGACAAGTACTTTGAAATCATCGATGGTGTGCAGATTGTCGCAGACGAAAGGCATCTGCTTGGTGACGTACCGATTATCGAGTATCCGCTGAACACAGCAAGGCTCGGAGCATTTGAACTTGTCATCGACCTGCTTGATGCGATCAATACAGTTGAGAGTAACCGTGTAGACGGTGTGGAGCAGTTCGTGCAGGCTCTGATGCTTTTCCATAATACGGACATCTCGTCCGATGATTTTAAGCAGCTGCGTGAAGAGGGTGCGCTGAAATATAAGGACATCGATCCTCAGATGAAGGCAGAGGTGTCGTACCTGATCAGCAGCCTGGACCAGAGCCAGACGCAGACGCTCACCGACAATATGTACCAGACGGTGCTGACGATCAGCGGTATGCCGAACAGGAACGGTGGCACATCCACAAGTGATACCGGAGTCGCTGTTGTGTATCGAGACGGATGGACATCTGCCGAGACCAGAGCCAAGGATGCTGAACTGATGTTCAAGAAGTCGGAGAAGCGATTCCTGCGGATTGCTCTTAACATCTGCAAGATGATGAAGGACACGGATCTCGGATTGAGAAACATTGAGATCCAGTTCACCAGACGGAATTATGAAGCGATCACCGAGAAGGCAAACGTGCTTGTCACTCTGCTTAACAACAACAAGGTGCATCCTCGTCTGGCATTTGAACACAGCGGTCTGTTCGTGGATCCCGATCTTGCATATTCGATAAGTGAAGAGTACTACAGACAGAATAATGAAAATACTGAAGAAGAGGTAGACATTGATGGGAGCATCAACGACAGTTCGACCGGAAACCGTGCAGGCAATCGAGAAGATCCTGCGACAGGGGAATCAGGCAGAGGTCAAGATCGAACAGGGGAAAGTGACAGTAATTGAAATCAAGCGCAAGCTTCGACATAAAGACTAACTCAGATTGGTTGCCACATTATTTCCATAATACTTCCTCCATAATCCTCCCGGCTAAAGAGTCGGGAAGACCCAAAGGGGTCATGCTTACTGACGCATGACCTCTTTTTCTTTTTGGGAGTTTAGATATGGATACAGAAAGAACTGCATTGGAATTCGATGAGATTCACAAGCTTGTGGAAGCTTCCATCATCAAGGCAGGCGAGGAAATGCCTGCAGATGATAAGGCACTTGAGAAGAAGCCGGAAGATGACATCATCGATGACCTGATGGACATCCTGATACTTGCCTACACCAGAGGCAACAGAGATGCGAACGAGATGCTGAATCTTGATGTCGCACTCGATGTGAACAGGATGGATGAAGCCATCAATTACATGATCGGTGGCAAGACTTTCGAAGACAGAGCGAGAGAGCATATCCGAAACGAGGACGCTGGGAGGCTCATCTCACTTGCCGAAAGTGAATACCACAGAGTGTATAACACGGCGGGATTTGATACGGCTAAAGCCTCTGGGAAGAATGTGCAAAAGACGTGGATAACCATGCTCGATAACAGAGTGCGGGAGACGCACGATTTCCTTGAAGGA